TTCTCGGCGAAGACCGAAGCCACTTTCATCAGGGGTACGCCGCTGATGAGCTGCAGCGCTTGGGGGAGTGGGACGAAACCGCCGGCCATCAGCAGTTCAGCAGGATCTTAGAGGCCAGCGTCAGGATCGACTTCGGATCGATCACATGCCGGGCGCCCTTCAGTTCGGACTGGATCGCGGCGCCGTTGACCTGCTGCACCGCGAATTCTCGGATCGTGGTGATCGCCGTGTGGCTGATGTCGTGCAGGGATTTTTTGTCGTCGGTGCGCCGCTGCATCGTATCCGTGGACATCCCCTTCAGATCCCGGGGGACGGATCGGATGCCGCTGAGATAGACTGCGTCAGACAGATCGTGCTTGCGACCATCAACCTGCGATTGGGTGCCCCCAAGTTCCCGCCAGTTCCAAAACGACCGAGATGACAGGATCGCTAAAGCTTCATCGCCCTGCTTGACCGGGTGGGTATCGGTGAGCCCGCCGCCGCTCGCGAACCGCGGCAGGCCTTCCATATCGGGATAATCGACTTCCTTCGTTGTCCCATCAGGCATGACCTGTCGGGCCTTGAGGGTCGGACGCATGGAAACGGTCTTGCCGTCACTGTCCTTCAGCACCTGAACCGGGATCGCGACGTGAAGACCGGCCAGCGCCGCTTCCATCGCAACTCGCAGTTCCTCTTCCCGGTCTAGGATGAGCTGATCGTCCATAGTCAGGCATCCGAGAGGTAGAAAAGGTGGGAGGTGACCCCAAGGCCATCGAAAGCCGGGACTTCACCCGCGCCACGATCCGTCGTCACAAGAAGTGCCCCAGCGATGCCGAGATATCGGTATTGAGCGAGCAGATCGACGCCACTTACAAGCGGGATACCGGCCACCAACAAGTTCCCGTCCGCATCGCCGATGTCGAGGATCCAGCACGCGCCCTGCGCCGCATTGAAGGTCAGCCGTATATTGTACGACACCCCTCCGAGAGTAACTGCAAAGCGCTGAGCTTGAGACGGGACGACTGGGATTTCGACAGCCGTCGTCATGGCAGGTTCGGGTCATGAGAAAACGGGCTGTAGGGGGGCGCTTCGCCTTGGGCGAGCACTTCGCCCGTCGTACCGTCCTGTACGGTCATTTCGCCAACATCGGCGGTGTATGTAGGAGCGCTAAGGCCATCAAGTGCTTCACCGACAGCCCCGCCTAAACCGAGGCTGCCGGGGGTGGCGCCGCCTCTAGGATTAAAATTACTCGCCCCGGTCCCACCGCTGTAGTCCCCGGGATTGTATGAGCCAGTGAATGCCTGTGACCCGACGCCAGAGGCTTGCACCGTTCCTCGATCAGTCGTGGAGCCTGTGCTTTCGGGGCTTGCTTGGTTTCCAGCCTCCTGTGCCGGCTTAGCCGTCGTCGGGTTATTAGCCGTCTGCGTTGAAGTGAGGATGATCTCCTTCAGCGCAGCCGTGATGATGAGAACGTTTTCGCTGGTTTTGTCCGTCGTCACGTCGAGCGCGGCGAACAGCATGTTCCGATACAAGCGTTTCCCGGTGCTGACGCTGAAGGGCTGCCGGCTTGCCTGCAGAGCTAGCAACTGCGCGTAAAGCTGGCGGGAGAACCTATCGTATCGAGCAGTGCTGTTTGACCAACCATATCGCAGCACGAGCGTCGCGGGACGCTTGTAGCTGTGATCGGTGATCGCCGCCCCTTTCTCGACAGGGAATTCGGTGATGACGAGATCGTCCCTGTGCTGCTCCTCCAGCACCACATGCGGCATGAAGGGGCCGAGGCTCCGGTCGCCGCCGATGAAGAGGGCATTGGCAACGGTCGCTAGTGCTTGGATGCCAGCGCTCACGGTTGCCCTCTTGTCAGTTCGGCCGCTTTTTGCGCCCGCATCTGGTTTTCAGCGGTCACGGAAAGAGTGTCGTTCATCAGCGCAACGTCAGCGAGATCAACTGTTCCGTCCTTCAGGCTCTCGTACCGGCACATGCCCCGTTCAACCGGTCGCATCAGCCAAGACAGGCCGCCTTCCAACTGCACCGGCTCAAAGCTGACGGCCGCAGATTGGCTGTCGAATTTCGCTGGCTTGTAGGCGAGATAGGCACGCAGGTTGGACAGGAGCATTCGGGCAACGAGGCTCACAGTACGCCCGGCGGTGAGATCGTCGAACGTCGTCGTTGCAGTTTCTGGATCCCAGATGGCGGTCCATTCGCCGTCGTCCTGTCGCTCCACGCCAGACAAGCAGAGATTGAACAGATCCATCAGCGTCTCGGCCCCCATAGCCTCAACGGCCTGAATGAACGCGGCCGTCAGGCTCGGCGGGACCGGAGATGGCCTCCCCCGTCGACGGGGCACGCTGCCCTCTTGGAGCTTGGTCAGCCCAGGCTGCAGGAGATGCAGGGCACGAAATTGATCAAACGCACAAAGGCGGGGGGCTCGGTATAAGGCCTCCATGAACTCAAACTTGTCGGCGGCCATAGCTGGCATCAGTGGCGGTCCATGGACGGAAAACGATTTGCTGCTATCTTTTCGAGATGCGCCACGCCCTCATGATCGCCGCCATCGTTGTCTCGCACCTCGCCGCACCCGCAGCAGCCATAGGCACAGACGATCTCCCTCAGATTGATGTCGACGCTTATTGCGCCAAAGCGGCGTCATCCTTCAATTCCAACACGTCCACACCGGTATACAAGCAGATTTTTAATGAGTGCGTGTCGACTGAGCAGAGCGCTTACGAAAGTGTCAAGTTAATTTGGGGTCAGCTATCGCCGAATTCAAAATTAAAATGCACATCTTCGCGCATGAATGACCCCTATCAATACACGCGCATCAATGCTTGTGGCTATCAATGGATGGAATTTGAAGAGGAGCAGCGAGAGGCAAATGCGCCACTTCGAAAATTTCGTCGATAATTCTTAGAAAAATCACTAGGTTTTACTCATGCAACTCAAAACAGGCTTTGTTCTGGCTGCCATCGCGTCAGCCGTAAACGCCAATGCGGCAGCCTTAGCAGAAAGAGCGCCAACGGCTGCGCAACTAATACAAGCCGAAATAACAGCCAGTAGTCATTGCCAAGGAAGCACCGACCCAACCGATGTGAACGTCCAGATGGAGTGCGACAGACGATCAAGAATCGTTGGAAGGCTTTCACAACTAGGCTGGTGCTACGGAAAAAAGGGACAGGTTGGCGGGGATTACCGGTGGCATCAATGCGCCACCGGTTCGAACGTAATCAACGACCTCAAGGAAGGCCCGCAGCCCTAGGCAAGCGACGGTCGGATGTTCCGAACAAGATCGCTATTTCGGTAGCCCATGATCGCACCCACGTGCTCTGCGGCGCGCTTCGGCTCGCTCACCCCAGTCACGTTGGTGTCACCCTGCTTAATCGTAATGTTCGTTGTCCGCGCCCCGTCAACTCCAGCGCTCGGGGCTTGAGGCATCGAAAAATTGGGTAGCCCTCCGTTGAAGACCCCCTCCATTCCACGAGGGAGGATGTCTTTCATCGTAGCTGGCTTAATCGCCGCGTTTCGGCGTGCTGCCTCAGCCGCAGTGAGACCTGGAGAGTCTTTCATGCTGCTCGGCTTGAGAACCCTCGGGGCGCCGTTCGGGAAGAAATTGGGATCCTCGCCAGGCTTTACCGCTGTGCCGCCTGTCGGAGCTTCAGAAGGTCCAATCGCAAGCGCTTCTCGTACTGCGCCAGATCGGCGATTGACAATTTTTGGGTTCTCAAAGTTTTTCGTGATGGTGTTGGTGTCGTTATCGACATCGCCAGAACCTTCCCCCATCAGAATGCGGCGAGTCTGGCTGTAAGCTTTATCATTCATCGCCTCGCGGGCCATATACCGCATCTGTCCTTCAGCAGAATTTGGCGCATAGCCATTGGCTTTCAGCCACGCCAGCATCTTGTCGCGGCGATCTAGACGGGCTCCATAAATCCCATATCCAGTCGGCCGCCCGCTCGCGTCTGGATCGTGGGTTTTATTCGGATCCAGCCCCGACTCCATTTTTGCCTGACCGACGAGGTGGGCGGCGGCGGCACGAACCTTATCCTCGGGCACACCTTCGCGTCGAAGCTGGTCCATTGCGTAGCGCATCATGTCGGCTGTGCGCGCAGCACCGGGGCTGCCCCGGCCATCGCCACGAGGTGGCGCCGCGCCCCCTCCAGCTTCAGCATCACCGCCAGTGAAGACGCGCTTGACCGCGCCATAAGCACGCCGAGCCAGTCGACCCGCGGCACCTAACGCGCCCCCAGGAGCCGCGCCGGCGTGATCCTCGTCCCACTGGTCAGAAGCCCCGGGCTTGAGACCGTTCGGGACCGAGGCGTCGGCGCCGATAGCTGTTCCGACAGCCAGAGCGCCCGTCGCCCCAGCACCGAGCCCGAGGATGCCAAGCAGGCCCTTCCAGCCCGTGCCGAAGATGCCGAAGGCGCCAAGGACCTTGCTGAGCCAAGTCGTCGCCACGAAGGCGCCGAACAGGCCTAGGGCCACCTTCATCTTATCGACGTTGGCGGTGAACCGACCGGTCTCCTTGTCGATATCGCCGAACGCCAGAAGCATGGTGTCCAGCCACTTCTTCGCCTCTGGGCTGGTCACTAGCTCAATCAGTGCGCGCGCGAGTTCCAGAACCACCTGCGCGATGTGGCTGATGACCTCCGCGATTTCGTTGCCGTGCGCGTCGAGGAATTCGATGAATTTTTGGAAGGCGTTGTTCTCACCTGAGAACAGGTTGGAGGCCACCTTCTGGCCGATGATGGCGATGCTGGCGGCGAGGCTGCCGAAGGTGCGCTGGAGGCCTGAGGCATCCTGCGCCGCCTTGTCGGGGTCGAGGCCAGTCTTCTTTAGCTTCTCGTTGTACTCGGCCGTGAACTTGTCGAGCCCTTGGATCAAGGCACGGCCGGTCTTCTCGTCGACCCCAAAATCCTGAAGGTACTGGTCCTGAAGGTAGCCTGGCTTATCCTTCAGTGCCTTCCCAAATTCCTGATACAATTCATCGACGGCACGCCGCGCGCCTTTAGCATCGGTGGTCTTGATGCCCAGCCGCTCCAACAGGGAGTAGCTACCCGGGCTCTGCCGCAACGTCCGAGAGAAGTTCTCCAGCGACGCGATGCCGGCCTCAGCCGAGGATCCCATTTGGGATGCCGCATAACCGATGGCCTGGATCGACCGAACCGACGCGCCCGTGCGCTGGCTCGTGAAATGCAGCGTGTCAAAGCTCTGCGCCATGCGAACTACAGCGGCGTGAACGCCGAGGGCGGCGACCTCAATCGCCGCGCCGATCGCCATGGCACTCTTGGCAAAATCAGCGATCCGCTGCTTGCCAGCCTTCAGAGCCTCCTCTTGCTTCTTTGCCGTCTCGGCGCGCTGTTTCTCCTCGTCCTTGGCGCGCTGAAGCGCCTCTTTGGCCAAGCGCAGGTTGGTTTCGCGGGTTAGCTTAGCGATTTCCTCTTCGGTCTTGGCCCCGGCCCACCGGGCATCCTCAATCCGTTTTTCGGCTTCGACGACAGCCTTCTCGTAATCGGCGACGGACTTCGTGGCTACCGACTTGGAAGCCTGATCGACCTTGAACCCAAGCGCTACGAGGAAGGAGGCGAGAACGTCATCAGCCATGCCGGTCTCCCCTCACTGTGGAACGTACTGGCGAAGGTTCTGCGGGACGTATCCGCTCCCGTCAGCCGAGAGGCACGTCATCTCGTTGAACCACGGGCCGCCAGGGCCGCCGTGGGTGTCACCGATCCGGTTGAGAACGATAACCTTGTAGCGGCCATCCGCATCGATCGACGGCAGCTTGGCGTTCGTCAGCTCGCCCGAGATGCTGAGATCCGGAGATGCCCGCTGGATTGAGGCGTTGTTGATCCGGATGATCTGGCCAGGGCGCACGCTCGGGTTCAGCAGCGAGCGCACTACGATCCCGCCGGGCGTCTGCGTCGGCAAGCCGATCAGGCCTGTGTCTGAGGTCAGCACCACATCGCCGTTCGGCAGGGAGCCGTTGGTCGGCAGGATCTGTAGCTGGCCGTTTTGTATTGACCATTCCGTGCCGGTCGCCCGCGCGATGTCCCGCAGGATGTTGCGCGAGTTGTCGAATAGGACGCGAGGGCCGTTGAGCTTCGTCGTCGGGAGCCCCGCCACATGGCCGAGCGTCACGCCGAACGCCTTCATGGGCTGGAGGGCGGCGTTAACCTGATCCATGTAGGTTGAGCCGGTGGGCAGCGTCGTCTTCGTGACGGCGTGGACGTAGGGCTCGTCTCCGTCGCCGCAGAAGATGTCCAACCGCTTGTCGACGGGCGTCTCCTGCCCGAAGCGAGAGAACTTGATGTTGCCCGTGAAGATCACGCCGGGGTTGCTTTCATAGCCGGCCGTTAGCGTGACCTTCGTGAACTCCTTGTTGATGAACTGCTGCGCCGTCTGCCGAGACACGTTGTAGACGCTGATCTCAGCGAGGTTGGGGGTCTGCCGGGTCTGCTGCTCCACCTGAAAAACGATGCGCAGGGTCGAGAAATCGCGGCTGCCACCGCTGCCCCCGACCGTGAGCCCGACCTTCCTGATGTATTGCAGCGCCACGGCTAAGCCTTTGCGCCTGAACCCGCGATGGCCGTGAAGGCACCCTTGAGCGAAGATCCGATGTTCTGCAGCTCGCCGAACAATTCCGGCATTGCCCAGACCAACACCTCAGCCGTCACCCCTAAAATGTCGCCAGCAGTCATGGCCGGATCCGTGGGCTTGCCCCACTCGTCCATCCAGAGTTCCTGCTGGTACTGGCTGGCGGAGGAGCGCGTCACCCGAAGGCAAGCGGTAATGAGGTAGTTCTGATCGTCCTCGGGCATGCGGGCGAGCGCATCCAGAACCGGGGTCACGCCCCCGAAGATCCGGTCCATGGCCTGCATCTTGGTCAGGCCTTCGCCCTGATCGTCACCCTTCCCAACGCTCTTTGCCATCTCCTCATAGGCGAGACCGGCACTCACGAAGGGCTTCACGAACGGAGAAATGCGTCGAGCAATTCCGATCACCGTGAGGGGCGGAAGGCGGTTCGCCCGGTAGGTGTTGCCGAGGACCTGGAACTCGTGGAACCGGACTGCCCGCTTCGCCTTCTCGCTGTTTCTCTCGGCTTGCTCGGGGGGCAACTGCATAGAATTCTCCAGTCTGACGTACCGTCAAGTCGGCCGCGGCTTCAGCAGCGTTTTGATCGGGTCGTCCGCTTCACCGATTGGCAGCAGGGGCTTGGCGAGAGACAGGGCCTCAACCGCCACGGCCTTCGGGTCCTGTGCCCCAGATGCGATCTGGGTTAGCGCGGCGCCGAATTCCTCAAGAACCTGCGCGGACTCGCCGTAGACGGTTTCCTGAGCCAAGATGCCCTTCAGATCGGGCTCAAGGTCGATCGCTTCGTCGCGTAGCTCGTCGACCAACTCGTCAATGGTGCGGCGGTCTGGGTGGCGGGGGGGGCTCGGCATAAAAGGTGCTACCACTTACGCCGAGCTTTTTGAAGATTAGGTTTTCAAGGTGGAGGCTACTGAGCGATCCGCCTAGTCCCGCCCTCGGGCAATGCCAGCGGAATAGTTTGGCCAAACTTTGGGTAGGCGCGGTCCAATCCGCGCTTAAAAGAACCCCAATCTTCTGCGGCCCGCAAGAGTGCGATTACCCCCGAAATATGCTCCTTGAGCTTAGGGTGCCCTTTATCAGTGTTAAACCACTGATGGTGCTTGTGCGAGCGCCGGCCTTTGTCAGCAATTGGATTTTTAGTGCGAAGCTCTTCAGTAAGGCCAGGAGCTATGCGATCGTAAACAAAATTATCGGTCCACGATGCGACTACGCTAGGCCGCTTTGTGTTCCAAGGCTCAAATTTCCACCCGCGCAATCTGTAGATTTCTCTGTAGAAATCTAAAGGGAACGTAAGAGCCCACTTCTGCCGCTCTTTAGCGAGAAAATTCGAGAAAATCTTTGCAAGGGCGTCACGCGCCCGATCGTCCTGATACCCAGTGGCCTCGTCAATGAGGGCAACGATGCCGAGGTCCGCCAGTGCAAGCATCAGCGACTCCGCTTGCTGGGCCTTAGTAAGTTGCTGCTTCTGCAGCTTGCCCTGGGCACGTGCCTTAAGCCAGACACCACACACCGCGACAAGGACGGTTGAGTCGTATCCTCGAATGACGCGGTCGCCGTCGACGTAGTCGATGGGGCGAAGGGGCCCATCCAGTAAGTCCTTGGTAATAAACTCATTTAGCTGGCTTGGGGCGACAAAAAGGGGCAAAAGGGCCCCGTCGTCTGAAGCCGCTTTCTTAAGCCTTTTAGAAGCGCCGCTCCGCGTTCCCAATATGGCTCGCGTAATCCCATGCTCACTGAGAACGCGCTGGATTCCGTCTGGGCCCTCTATCACGGCGCATGGCAACTTGGTGCCATCAAGATCAAGGACGTTTGAGTAGCCCTCCAGCACCCGGGGCATGTCCGGGGATGGCTCTACCCGCTGAGGGTACTCCGTCCATCTGCTTTTTGCCGCTTCTGAGGCAATGCGGGATCGTTCTGCCGGGGTCAGGCTGTCCGCACGAGCCCTACCGCCTTTGGCTCGACCAGTGGCCTCGTTCTTATCATTCGGCATGCAAGCATCTCCATAACTGGAATGCTTGCATCATAACCTCTCAGCCGCCAAGAATGCAAGCATGCACGAAGAGGTTATGCATGCATGTTGCCGCTTAGGGCATGCCGCAAGCGCCCTTAGGTCGCGAGTGTGCCGTTGCCAATCTGCTGGGCGATATCGAGGCTGTCGAACATCCACTCGTAATTGGCGCCGACCTTTGCCCACGAACCGTCAGGGTAGCGCACGAAGGCGCACTCGGTGCAGTCGAACTCGTCGCCGAACACCCGGTTGCTGAGCGTGATCGTATTCACGCCGTGGTTCGCGCCCGTCTGGAACTGGTAGTTGGCCAGCGTGTTCAGCGCTGCGTTCATGGGGCTATTTTTGAGGAACCGAATTGTAATCCGTCCGGCGCGGGACATGGCAAGGTTATGCATGCCACCACGCGTGGCGCCGGTCGTCATGGTGTTCTGATCACCCGTGCGAGCGATCGTGACGCCCTCCTCAGCCACGCCGGCTTCAGAGAGGATCAGGTTGCCCGAAGGGCTGGTGAGGACGCAATTAACGTCACCGAAGGAGTAAGCAGCCATTCTAGTTCACTCCTTAGCGGTCAAGCAGACATGAGATGTTGATGACGTGAACAGCTCCAGCCAAAGTACAAAGCACTTGGAAGGGCACGGACCTGCGCGCCGCTCGATCTGCTTGCGATTGGGTGGAAACCGAGGGGTAGTAGACGTAGTAACCCTTCGGCAGGTTGTCGTTGGTGCTGATCGGACCGATGGTTGGCCCGAGCCAAACACGCTCCGCAATGAAGCCGTTGGTTACCGCCACCTCACACGCCGCCTTGATCACGTTCGCAATCAGCGTCATGCCAGCGTCGGTCTGCGGCACTTTCGTGGCGGTCGTGTAGAGCAGATTATAACAATCCGTTTGAATACGGTTCTGCAGCCAATCTGCCCCGATCCGCTCGTCAATAAAGTCCCCGTTTGCCATGACGCCAGGGAAAATGATCTGCGTGCCGTTCTGGACCGCAACGAAGACGTTGCAGTTCTTCGACTTCAAAACTGAGAACTGGCTCTCCGTGATGCGCTCAGGAGTGATGCCGGGTTCTTGTTTGTAAGCGGCAGTGATGGTGGTGTTGCTGCCCTCGTAGTCGATGCTAGCGAACCTGCCGAACAGACTCTCGGCAGCGTAGGGGTCGTTGCGCGAAAACTGCTGATAGGTGCGCGAGAACGGCTTCAGGGATGAGGCCAGATCGGCATTGGTGGTCCCGTCCATCGCGTTGGCGTTCTGGATCGTCACGCCGTAGGTCCGGCTCTGCGACGTGCTCAAGCCCTCAATCAGGGCAGCGACGGCGATATGATCGGCATCGGCAGGCGGGGTGACCGCAGCGACCTGTAGCGAGTACCAAGCGCCCGACATGTCAGCGAGCGTGGCGACAGCCGAGACCATTGATTCCGCGGCAACGCCAGGTACGGGGGCCGAAGCGTCGAGGCTGGTCAGATGCAGCAGCGGGCCGAGATCCGTGCCGCTCGGCGCCGTGGTGGCGTAGCCGACCGACGATGCTGTGCCGGTGGTTGGGGAGGCGATGTCGAAGCGGCTGTAGACGCTGTCCCACTTCACGACAACGTTCGGCACCACGGCGGCCAAGGCGGTCTGGATTAGCTGCGCAACACCGTTGAGGTTCAACGCCCCCGACAGGTTGATGCCGGTGATGTTCCGCGCAGTGCCATCAATGGCGACGCTGAGCGAGCCCGCTGTCACGGCGGTGAAGTTCGTAAGCAGGCGCTGCGTCGGCGACAGCGAGGCGCCGCGGATGTGACCCTTCGTGGCCGTCTGCGCCCAGCGACCGACGTAAAGGTCGGTCGGCTGGGGCGACTGGCTGTAGTAGTCCTTAGCGGCGAGATATTCCGGCGCGGTGGTGCCGAAATCCTGCGTGACACCGGAGAGGGTCGTGTAGTGGCGCAGTCGCTCTGCGGTGTCGATGACACCGGGGGTCGAGCCCAGCACGAGGCCGCTGGAAAAGTTGGCATACTGAGCCGCGATGGGCTCAATCGTCATGGTGACGTTGACGAAGTCAGCGACGTTTAGGCCAGCAGACATTGCGATCCGCCGCAGACCGGCGTCCCTGGTAGGAGTGGATGAGGTTGGTTGGGGCGCAGAGGCGCGGCGTCAGGCCGGCGGAAGCGGCGACAAGAACGGGGTGTTCTGAAGCCGAGAGGCGTCGGCCCGAATGGCGCCGTCAGCCTGAAGGACGTTGCGGATCGGGTAGGTGCGCTCAACAGTCTGCATCAACTGAAAAGGCAGGTCTGAGCAACGACGGGCGCGCGTGGCAATGATCTGGGGAACAGGTCTGACGATGCCGCAATCAATAAGGTTCAGGCCGTCAGCCCGCATCGCCTCTCGGTTTTGACTGACTTGCAGTCCGTCCCTGAACAGCTTCGCGTAGCCATCGCCAAGCGGGCCGAAAAAGCTTCCGAGCACTTCTAAGCGCCAGAAGGTTCGCAAAACCGTGTAGCCGTCACCCTCACTGTGATGGGTCTGCGAGGGCGAGTCGTCTGGCTTGCTTGCTGTGACGCTTACCCCGACCCAGTTTTCACTGATGTCCGGGATCCGCGGCTGCGTTTCTTGCCACCGGGGGAGAACCATTTCGCCCGGCAAGCCCGTGATACCGGCGACAAGCGCCCCGATAAGCGTATCTAGTTCAAGGCCACTCGGCGGCGGAGGCGAGGACGGGGCTAGATAGCCGCCTGTCGCCGATGTGTTACCCGAGGAAGCCGCCACTGGATTGCTGCCCCGTCTGGGATGGGTTCAGGGTGGCGAGCTTGCACACGGCTTGAGTGA